GCGAACGTCTTCGTATTCGCCTGGGCCGCGCCGCCCACCTGGCTGTTGATCGCCGCCAGCACTTCCTCGGCCGACGATCCTTCGTCCACGACGCCTTTCAGGCCGGGCAGCATCTTGAACAGGGCCGTAGTCTGACCGTTCAGGGCCGTGCCGACTGCCAGGCTGACCGTGTCCAGGTCGCGGCCCGTGGCGACCGACAGGTCCATCGCCGCCGTTAGTCCCTTCTGCGAAAGCGTGACCGATCCGGTGGCGCGCAGCAGGTTGGAGAACGCCGGGCGCAACTTATCGTCGGCGATCCCGGCCGCCATCGACATTTTCCCCAACTGCTTGTCGGTCGACTGGATCAATGCGTCGGACGCCTTCGTGACGTTGCGCATCGACTGGGCCAACTGTTCGAACGACTTCTGATCCTCGGCGGCGGCCTGGACGGCCTCGTACAGTCCCTTCCCGACGGCGGCGGCGGCTGCGCCGACCGCCAGGCCCATCGTCTTCGCGGACCGGGTCAGCGATTCAAACGCCGATTCGGCCTTGCGCGATCCTTTCGGGTCGTACTGGCTGATGATCTTTACAAGGATCGCCACTAACGGACCTCGTCTATTTTCCGGTTCACGCGCACGGCGACTTCGTCCAGGACCTTTCGCATTTCGTCTTCGATCGCTGGCATCTGTTCTTCGACGGCGGGCCACATTACGCGGGACGGCTGACCCAGGACGCCGGTCACGTTGTAGACGAACCGTTCGCCGCTAGTGCTGCCCGGGCCGCTGCGGCCCTTCGTCTTCTTCCCGGCCATATCGACAATGGACGCGGCGACGTCCTTCTGAATCACGGCCAGTACGTAGTTCTTCGACCGGCTCGTATTCACGGACGGCTTCACGCCCTTCTGCGCCGCCGACTGGGTGTAAGGAAACAGAACGCGCCCGGACTTCGTCGTCCAGGGCCGGGCCATACCCGACAGAATCTTCCACGGGTACTTCGCCTGGGCGACGTCAATCGCAGGCTTCACGATCCGTTTCGCTTCCTTATTGAAGGACTTACGGGCTTCCGGGTCGATCTTCCGTAGTTCGCGCAGGACTTCTTTCGCCCCGCGCACTTCTACCGTCATCGACGCCGCCTTTTATCTTCCCGGTCCTTTATGACTTGGAAGGCCGTCTGTAAGTCTTCCGTGTCGAATGGTACGTCAGGCGGCCACCAGCCGCACGTAACCAGCAGCGTCGCTAGTCCGTGTCGCCAGGAACCGCGCGGGTAGGGAAAGCAGGTTCGTCCCCGACTACTTCGACCGTCTCCAACTTCGCCAAGAAGTCGTCGAAGACGGCCGGGACGGTCAGCCTGGCGGCCTTCGCCGATTCGTACGCCAGGAAGGCGACGTCCTCCACGCCCGCAGCCGACGCCATCGACGACGCCTTCTGCTTGTATTTCCGTTCCCAAGCGACGATGACGGCCAGCGTCGTCGTGACCGTGACCGGGTCGGCCCCGGCGCACTTATAGGTGATATTGATTCGCACTTCTGCTTCCTTCCGTGTCGGGCCGGGACTACCAGCAGGTTAGGGCGTCGTGTCCTCGGACCAGGTGCCACCTTGCCAGGTCACCGAAATCTGCGAAAGTTCGCCGACCGCCCCCGACGCCACCGGAAGGGAAAAGAGGCGACAGCCAACCAATTGCTGGACCGGGTTCGTCGCGCTGATCGCCGCGGACGTCGGCTTGACCGTGACGGTCGTCGACACGCCCACGAGCGACTTCAACGTGGCGTAGACCTCGCCAGCGGCGTAGGACATAAACAGGTTCAGCGTCACGCTGTTGTTCTCCAACCCCGGAAGGTTTTCGTGCGCGGTCGTGCCAAAGACGTCTGCGGGCAGTACGTCCTTCTCGTAGATCATTTCGGCCGACGAGCAGAACGCCGTCAGGTCGATGCTGTTCACGGTCACGACTGGGTTAGTCAGGTATGCCACGGGTTAGGTCCTTTCCTTACGGGTCACTTTACGGCTGGGTGCTGGTGCGGGCGCGTCATTTCCTTCGTCGACCGGCCGGATAAAACCGCCCGCCACCAGGGCGGCCGCGTCGATGCCAGGGCGCGGGACCCAGCGTTCGCCCGGCGTTCCAGCCTGGGGAAGCACGACGACGTAGATCACGACGTTTTCGCCGACATACGGACCGTTACTTCGTAGGCCGGGGCGTCGGTCCCGCCGATGGCGACGGACGTCGGCCGGAAAATGGTCAGGCCGATGTTCTTGGCAAGCAGTTGCGAAAGGATCGTCAGCAGTTGGTCCAGGGCGTCCTGGTTGCCCGGGCCGCTGCTGATAATCAGGACCGGGACGTCGATATCGGCCACGTTGTAGTTGAAGGCGGTCCCGGACGGCGCGCTGATGAGTACACAACCAGGCGTCAGGTTCCGCGGGTCCCGGGCGACTGGCAGGCCCGTGATCGTGCCTAGCGTGGCCGCCAGTTCAGCCAGGGCGGCGTTCAGAAGGCCGGTCCCGGCCATCAGGCGACAGCCGGTCGGTCGATGCCTAGCAGCTGCTTCACCTGGCCGGACAGGCCGATGATCGGGGCCGTGGCCATCGTGTCGAACGTGGCGAACGTGTCGCCGATGCTTCCCCGCGCCCGGTACAACGCCCCGGCGTACATAATCGTCCCCAACTTGACGTCCAGGGACGGGACGACGGTCAGCGAATCGACGTACGACGCTTCGTTCCGGCGACGCCAGCAGAAGGCGTTCGCCGCGTCCGCGGCCGACTGGATCAGGGCCTGATCGTTCGCGCTAGCGGGCGTGATATTCAACCAGGCCGATACGTCGGCCGCGCTGATCCAAGTACAGGTCGGCGTATAGGTCAGAGTCCCGGAAGCGGCAGTCCGGTCGACGTCGGCCGCCGTCCTGGCATACAGGACCTGAAACGGGATCGGGTAGTCCGGGTCGAACAGCAGGTCGCCCTGGTTGTCGACGCCGACGTACAGGTATTCGGGCAGGGCGCGGACCGTATAGGTCCCGTTGAACGTGGCGTCGACGCCTGCGACCGTGATCGACCCGCCGACGTCCAACTGCGCCAGGGTAAGCAGCTGGACGACGGCGTAGTCGTCGATCAGGTATTTATTCGTGATCGTGTACGTGGCCACGCGGGCCTTCCCCGATCAGGCGACCGCGATCGACTTCACCTGCTGGCCGTCAGCGATGAACGTCGCGCAGTAGCCGTAGTAGGAGAACGTACGGCCGAGCGTCGCGGGGACCTCCACGGACTTAATTCCGCGGACGTCCTCGTAGAATTCGATTGCGTTCGATCGGGCGACGATCATCGTTCCGGCCGCGAAGTTGCGGTCGGCGACGAGGCGAAGGCCGAACGGGTTGAACGTCGACGACTGGGTGATGTTCGCCGTCCCCATCGCGTTGACGCCCATCAGTCCGGCCGCCCCGGCGTACGGGAACACCGGACGGTCGTCGCCGTCCAACTGGCTGCCGAGCGACTTCCACACGCCAGGCGCGACGAAAATCGTGTCGGGCAGGAAGTTCGTGGCCGACAGAATGTCGGTCGCGGCGTCGTACAGGGCGGCGATCAGCGTCGACGGATTGTTCGCCGTGACGGTCCACGTCGAACCGGACGCGGTCGAACCGGCGACGATCGCGTCGGCCGCGATGTCGTCAGTCTTCAACAGGTACTGACCGGCCAGGTCGGTCAGGACGATGTCCATCGCCGACGGGCTGGTGAAGTCCACGTCCTGGACGCTAAACGTGACCTGACCGGCCACGGTCGACTTTGTGACGACGTTCGCCGCGATCACGGGCGTCGTCGCCGACACGGCCGACAGTTCCGACGCCTGGGTGGCGACGGTCGGGTGAGTCGTCCAGGTCGGGCGCACGAACGTCTTCTGATTCCCGCCGTCGGGCATCGCACGCGCGCCGACGGCCGCGACGACCGGGCGAATGTAGTTCAGGTTTTCGAAGACGGTTCCGACGACCCGCTGGGTGAGCAGCGGCGTGTCGGTCGTCGTGACGTCACCGGCTGCGGCCTGGATCGACGCCTGGAAAGCGGATTCGCGGGACTTCGCCGCGTCGACCGCGGCGGCGTTCACGCGCGCCCAGGTCTCGCCGCCGATGTGGAAAGCGGCCAGGTACTCACCGGGCGTCGGCATTCCGAAGTTCTTCTTCGGCTGGGCCGGGAGCGGGGCGGTCGGGATCGTCGCTTCGACGACCGGGGCGGCTGCGGGCTGGGTGTCCATCTTCGGGTTGTCTCCTTCGGGTTCCTGGGTTGAAGTATGGCCGTCGGCCTGGACCGGGGCGTGGATTTCTTTCGTGGCGGCCAGCGAATCGATCCGGGCCGATTCGAATGCGCCGTACGGGACCAGGGACAGTTCGATCAGCCGGGCTTCCGACACGATCATCGTTCCGTCCTTGTCGTACTTGAACTTCACGGGCTGCGCCCCGACGCTGACCGCGTCGTAGGCCGTCGCCCGGACAAGTTCGATAGCGGCGTCCGCGGCCGGCGTCTTGGCAAACTTGGCCGTGAACAGCAGGCCGGTCTCATCGTCGACGACCTCGCTGACGATGCCGACCAGGCGGTCCATCTGATGGTTTTCTACCAGTTTCGCGGGCTTCGCGTTGACGTCGAACGCGCCACGTTCGAACCTGACGGCGGTCCCGTCCGAGACGACGGCGGTTTCGGACCAGTCCAGGGCGACGCCGCTGATCGTGCGCGGCTGTTCTGTTGCGTCGGCCGGGGCCGCGTCCAGGGTTACGGGTTGCGCGTTGAAACGGATCACGTTCGTATCCTTATCGGTCTGCCAGCCGCTGGCCGGTATTTTCTGCGGGTTCGACTTCCATTTCGTCGTCCAGTTCGTTCGCCGCGTCGCTGGCCGCCTCGTCTTCCAGGTAGTCGTCGGCGTAAAATTCCACGTATGTCCCGCGTGGCAGCACGTTGTCCATGGACAGCGTTTCGGCGATCGCCTCCGCGTACAGCTTGACGCCGAACAGCCACAGGTCGGTGCGGGCCTGTTGGCTGGACTGGTACGAATATGCGCCGGTCGACACGCCGACCAGGTACGGCGGGACGGACGTCAGGCGGGCCGCTTCCAGGGCCGAATAGTTGGCCGATTCGATTAGCAGCATCTTGTCGGGCGTCATCACGGTTTCCTGGTACTTCACGTACTGGTTCAGGGCCGCCACGCTGTTCGTCGACCTGGCCCGTTCGAACAGTTGGACCATCTGCGAAAGTTCGTCGGCCGACATAGGTTCCGACCCGTCCTGCTGTTGAAGAATCCCGGACGGGATCGCTGACGCCGCGTTGCGCTTTCGTGCGCCTTCGATCGCCAGGGCGGTTTCGATCGCCTGCGGCGCGCAGTAAATCAGGCCCTGCGCCGGGCTAAGGAACTGGACGACGTTCGCCGGGTCCAGCTGCTGGCCGTTGAAATAGATTTCATTCGACTGGCCGAACCACACGGGTCCGACCTGGTCGGTCGTCTGAATCGACCCGGCCGGGATTCGCGTGAACGATGCGGGGAAACCGTCGGCGGTCCTGGACTTCACGTACCAAAACGCCCGTCCGAACATTACAAGGTCGTCCAACGTCCAGCCGAGGAGGAACTGCCGACTGACGGTCGGGTCGGGGCGGCGCAGCCACGACCGCGGGTCCAGGTAGACCTTCTCCAACTTTCCGTCCAACCAACGTTCGTTGTACATACGAAGTGGCATACAGCCGATGACGGACTTGAACAGGTTCAGCGACCTGGTGATCGCCGGAACCGACACGGCCCTGTTCCGAGCTTCGCCTTCCTGGTACGTGTAGTACTGGCCGATCATCGACGGGCCGGTCTGTCGGTACCCGCCGACGGCGGCTTTTAGTTCGGGCGAAACGGACAGGGCGGCGCGCTTGCGGCTGAATAGTGCCATACGCCGATTATCGCCCAGGTTTCGGTCGAAGTAGTGGAACCGGCCGGGCGCGGCGGTCCGATCCCGACGAAAGGCTGACGCCGACAGGGGGACCCGGCCGGTTCCTGGCTGGACGCTAGCCGCCCGACACGACGATCATCGGTTTCCCGCTGGCCGACGACTTCGACGCCAGGGCGACCGCCCACACGAGACAGCGGGCCAGTTCGATCGGGCCGGGCGACCGTTGACTGGACAGGGCCAGGGACGACTGGGTGCGGACCGCGACGGCGCGCTGGACGTGTTCGGCCAGCATCGCTTCGCCTGTGTGGGCGACCCGCCGCTGTTCGATCATCTGTTTCACGGCTGGCGTGTACTGGACCAGTTCCCGGTAGCCGACGATCGTTTTCCGGGCTGCCAGGTTCGCGGGGAAATGGATATCCAGCGTCGGCGTGACCGCGAACCGGATTCGGCTGTCGACGGCGATCGCTTCGACGTGCTGACGCCATTCTGCGATCGTTTCGGCGACGAACGCGACCGTGACCGCGACCCGGCCTTCGCCGAGGGCCACGGCCCGCAACCCGAAATAGCGGGCGTCGTCCAGGGACACTTCCAGGGCCACGACGCCGCCAGGCGGGACGTCGCCAGGTTCGACTGCCAGCTGGGGCCACACGCCCGGCGCGATCCAGGATTTATCGCTGGCCACGAATAGGTTCACCGAGGCGCGCAGGAAGGCCGCCCGGTCCGGCCCGTGGCTTTCTGCTTCCAACGTTTCCAGGCTGATCGTCCGACCCATACTCGGGTTGGCGTACGCCCAGGCTTCCGGCGTCATCGGGTCCACGTCCGGCGGCGGGCTGTATTCGCACCAGTACAACGACCCGGGCGTCCCGGCGTCGATCGACCGGATCGCCTGTTCCCGGTACCGCAGCATCACTTCGGAAGCCTCTGTCCCCGCCGTGCTGAACATCACCAGCAGCGGATTCGGCCGGGCGCGCATCGTCGGGACGATTCCCTGGTCCATCGCCTCGGGACCTATGGCCCAAATTTCGTCGACTACAACCAGGTCAACCGAGAGGCCGTGACCGACCGACGGCGTGGCGGCCTTCACCAGCCAGCGCGACCCGTCGGGCATACGGACTTCGTTCCGGCCATAGGCGCGAAGGACCTTCGCCCCGAACTGGACTTCCAGCAGATCGGCCAGCCGGTGAAACATTTCGACGGCTATGTCCAGGCGATGGGCCGTAGACAGAACCGTCATCGGGGACCCGCGCCGCCCCGCTTCAACGGTCAACGCCCAACCCAGGATCGCCGCCGCCAGCGTCGACTTCCCCGCCTGGCGGGCCGTCGATAGACACGCGATCCGATGCGCGAACCGGCCGTCTTCCCGTAGGGCCGTCATACCGTTCAACGCGTTGATCTGAAATGGCATCAGGTTCACGCCCAGGAACGTCCTGGCCCAGTCCCCCACCTCCTCGGCCCGCGACCCGTGCCAGTCCGGAACAGGCGTTTCCAGTCGGGGCCGATCCCGACCCATACCGGCCAGTTCAGGCCGATCCTGCGCGGATACGACGTTCAG